GCTTCTTCTTCGTCTTCGTCGTCGTCGCCTTCAACTTCTTCGTCGATTTCTTCATCTTCGTCGTCGTCTTCTTTGGCTTCTTCGATATCTTCATCTTCATCTTCGTCTTCGTCAGCTTCTTTCTTAGTAGCTTCGTCGACTTCTTTTTCTTCGTCATCTTCGTCTTCATCGGCTTCTTCTTTCTTAGCCTTTGCTTCCTCGATAACTTCTTCTTCTTGGCTTTCACCTAGAAGAGTTTTTAAGACTGTTTCAGAGAGACTATCCTGTGTAGATTCTTCTGCAGTTACCTGCTCCGTTTCTTCAACAAGACTAGTTTCTTCAACGTCTTCGATTTTTGATGTATCTTCTGACATATTAATACCTTCTTGTTTTCTTATAGTTTGGAGAGGAAATCTTGAAAGATTCTTTCCTGCGCTTCAGTGATGCGCGAGGCCGGTGTCTTCTTAATTTCAGTCTCGTATTCTTCAATTTGTTGAGGTTTGAGGATTCCATTTTCCCATACCCATTCTACACCTTCCATAATGCCATTTACAAAGGCCTTAGGTGCGGAGGGGTCTTGGACAATGTCTACAGTAGAAAGAACATAATCGTCTTTCACGTAAGTCTTACCATCTTTTTCTTCAACAGTTCCCATGCCACGACTAGAAACACCTAACTTTACACCACCGTCCATAAGTCCTTTCACTATCTGTCCCATTGGTGTGTCAAGTATCAGTGCTCTTCCAACAACATTGTTACCCTCAAATTTGAGTTTAACTATTTTGTGTGAAACTTTATCTAAGTTAATAGTAGGACCAGCGGGGTGATCTAATTCACCTACGGCTCTTCCTTTACTAACTTGCTCCGTTGCGTATTTTTTGACTGCTTCAGCCAATACTTCTTTCGGATAAATTCTTTTATTTCGGTTTTCTGACTCGGATTGCATAAACACGCCTTCAATAAAGCGTTGTTTCTTTCCGTTCTTTTCTTCGGAAAGATATTCAATCCCAGTATCGTTATGTTGTGTAATTAATAACATTATGTCTCTACTTCTTCCGGTTCAGATGTTACCGTGTCTTGATTAAAAATTGCTGCTGTAAGTCCTACCTTACGAACATCTTTTGCATCTTGCACTTTGTCTTGCATAGCTGCACTAAAGGCTTTATTAGCCTGTTCTGCGTCATCTTTGACTAACGCGTTAAATAATTGTGTTGTTGCTTCACTCATATCTTTACTCTCTATTTATAATAATTACGATTTTGAAGACTACATTTCTGAATCGTCTTCGGATTGGATCACTCCACTTTTAATTTCTTCTTCAATTTCTTTATTCATTCTATCGATATCTTCATCAGATTGACGAAGAATGTTTTGTCTTAACCATTTAACTGAATAGTATTTACCAATCAGTTCTTGGTCATTAATTGAATTAGCTAATTCAAGTCTTTCTTTTAAAATTTCTGCTTCTTTTAATTCAGAAAAATAGTTATCTTCGATATAGTCAATACTAATTTTTTCTGCAATATGAGGCCATTCTTCTTTGGTAATAATCCCTTTAAGAATTAATTGAACCTTTAAAGCATCAAAGAATACCGTTGAAAATCTTTTACGAAGTCTATCAATAAATCTTTGAAATTTAACTTCATCTCTAGATACTTCAGTGGCTCTACCAAAAGTATAAGCAGTTTCTTCTTCCAATCTACTTGCCGGAATATTTAGTGCTCTGTATAATTTCTTTTGGAAAAATATTACGTCATCAATTTGACCAAGGTTTTCTCCACCTGGTAATGTCGTAATTTCTGTTCCTCTGCCGCCTTCTCGTCTTGGAAGATAAAAATCTTCTAACATAGACATATGTCGTCTGTCATCTGTAATATCACCACTATTAGCATCATATACTAATTTGTTTCTATATTTGGCTACAACATTTTGTACATATTCTTCCGCTTTATTTTTAGGAAGGTTACCAACATCAACATAAAAGACTCTTCTTTCTGGTGCTCGAGCTACTCGATATACCACAAGAGAATCTTCCATCATGCGCAATTGATTTACCAATTTAATGGCTTTGTGAAGATGCGACACGATTCTTTTACGCGTCGGGTCAGTGATACCTGAGTGCGAATATATAATTGCATCTTTTGCAATTTTTGTACCACCGATTTTAGCATTAGTCGCATATCCTTTACTAGTAAGTTTATCTGAGTAAATATAATATTCATTGACTATTTCTTCAAATTCTAATTTAGTTTTTGCATCAGTTCTTTTTTGAACTTCTTTTATTCTTGTTAAGTGTAAAGGCTCAACTGGACGTAATTCTAAAATACCTTTTTTAGGATTACTCTCATCATAAATGACATGAAAATAACATCTGCCATCTACATACCAGTTTCTAAACATATCAGAAGATAAAGCATTAAATCTATAAAGTCTGAGTATATTATTAAATTCTGTTAAAATCTGCTTCTTGATACTATTAGGCATATCAAGTTCTTCCATTACTAAGTCAACCGGAGCAGATTTATCATGTGATGCAATTGAAGCATCTACAATATCAGATACTGCAGAATCACATTCTGGTTGACGGGCTGCTTCTCTATACTTGAGAATTAAATCATGTTCACTATCGGAAGTAGTACCTTCCATGTCAACATATTGACCAAAGTAGCCGCCTGTAGCAGTAGTAGAAACTGTGATTCCACCTACTTCTGGGTCGTGCGGAACTGGAGAAATCTTTTTCTTTTTCTCTTTATCCGATTCAGCTACTTTTTTTGATATGTTATATCCAAAAATATCCATAATATATATTTATATGATTAATAAGACCGGGGTTAAAAAGCATTAACCCCGGCCTCATCAAATCCTTTTTAAGTTGTTACGTTAGACGCTTCCCAATACTGGTACGCTAACTCTACTGTGAAGTCTGAAATAGTATCAGTTGTTTCGTAATTCAGTTCAATTGCACCTAGATTGACCGGAAAGGCTCCTCTAATTGTACAAGCTTTAAGAACTGATTCATCACGACCTAATTGCTCAATTGTCATATCGGCTTGGTAATCACCTGGGTTAATTAATCCAGTACCACCAACATGTTCATTGATTCCATTCATCCAACGTTCAAACGCATTACGAACTGCAAATGATGATTCATTGATAACTGTAATGTTCCAGTTTTCGAATGTTCTATCACCAGCAATCTTTAATTGACGACCTCTGAAAGGTACATCAATTTGTGCGATTACGGATGATGGCATCTGTGCAGCTTTACACATGAACGATGTTAATTCGACATCTCCACCAGCATAACCGGGGAAGTTAATAGTCGCCCTGAATAGGTTAGGTCTTGATCCTCCGCCAACCATTTTTGACTTAAAATCATCTACTCTAAATGTTGCCATAGTTTTATTCTCCTATTCTATTTATATTAAGAGTTACCCACTATTTCTGAAAACTCAACGCCTGTTCTTGTAGCGATGAAGTTCAGAGTAATGAAGTTAATAGAGCGGGCTGGCTTAATGAAAATGTCAGCTACGAATCTATTACTATCGATAACTTGTCCTGTGTTATTTGTTTCATCACATACTACTAAGAAGTCTGTGATACCTCTACGTCCTTGAACGTCTCTCAAGAATGGCTCAACTAAGTTTCTAAATGCCGCACGAGTGAACTCATCGTTCAATTCGAATAATTGGAATTTAGCTGCTGTAGCAATTGCCTTTTCTAGGGTAATGAATAATCTTCTTACGTTAATTCTATCAAAAGCAGAAGGTTTAGCCTGTAGAGTTTTATCTCCAAATAAGACTGTGCCCTGCCCTGGGAATGTTACTAGAGGATTAATTCCTGCTTTATATAATTCATCTCTATCGGCTTTCTTCGGATTATATGCCAACTTAGTGACACCTCGAAGTTGTCCTCGGTTGAATCCACCTGGTGAGAACCAAGTTTCGGCAACCTGATCAGTATTAGCACAAAGACCGGCTAAGTGACCTTGAGTTCCGATATAGAGGAATTTATCATTAAACTTGTCATAGACATAAACTGCTGTCGAACCAAGTACTCCGTATGAATTTCTTGGAGTGATAGTTGCATCAGTTGATTGTAGGAAATCAATGACATTATCCATAGGTGTTGTTGTATTGACTGTGTCTTCGATCGCAGGAGAAATAAATCCTACTGCATCTTTTCTTGCAGTCGCTAAACTTAATACCTTATTAGCTAATGTTGTTGATCCGTCTGTATCTGCTTCTGTGAAAAGTAAATTAACATCAACGGTTTCTGAATCAGCGAACTGATCGAGTGCGGTAACTAGATTACTATCTTCTCTCCCTGTTGCATCAACTCCACCTGTTAAAGTGTAAACTCCTGCCGATTGAGCAGAATCTTTAACATATA